GAGACAGTCTTCGGACCCGTCTTTTGTCACGCCGGACGTAAGTTTAAACTGGATGACGTTGGTTTGCGCGGAGCGGTCACACGCTTGACCTGTGCACGCGAACCCGACCGAATAGGTTTTCACGAGGCGTTGCGAGACAATCAATTCCGTAATTTTGGCGCCGCTAAGATTTTTGATAGGTTTATGTGTGACAAAGCGAGTTGGCTACTTGGCCATAGAAGTGATTTGTTGTCTGAGGAGGCTCGGGAAGTGTGGGTTCATGCCCCACATCCCAAGAGGAAATTGCGCGAGCGTACCCACGCTGAGTTGGCTCTCAGCGGCGCGTTGTTATCTCGAGTCTGGCTTGGAAATCATGGATATGTCAAGTATGTGTGCAAACCGGGTGAGAAGTTACCGCCCGGCAAGTACTTGCGAGCGACAGCAGATTTGGGTAGCATAGGAGCTGCTCAAGGGGGTTATATGATGGACTTGGTGAAGGAATCCTTTGCCCAGAACTTCGTAGTGGATGGTTGTTCGTACCAATTCGTTAAGTCACCGGAGCAGGAGGTGATGGCGTCTGCCTTCCAGGATGTGTGGGAGGATAGATATGATATAGCATTGAGATGCTTTAGCGACGATGCCATTATTGGCATCAACACACCAGAGGGGAGGTATGTTGCAAACACAGACATTAGTGCATGTGATGGGTCGAATTATGACCCCGTGTTTCTTTTGTTGCGTGACATCATGCGCGCGGGCGGTTTGGACCGTCGTGACGTGGATGGCACTTTTGAGCAATGTTTAGCCGAGTGTGTTATTACTTCTTATGCTGACGCCGAGTGTAAGAGGAAACGTCGCAAGGTCGTCTTAAAACCGAAATACTACACACTTTACTCGGGTTCTGTGTTGACTACTTCGATCAATAATTGCGCAAATTTCGGGATATTCGCTTCCGTGTGCGATGTTATGCCACCGTATGCAGAACGTCGCTTGAGCGATATGCCTGGGATCATCGCAGCCGCTGCCGAGCGGGTTGGTTACATCTTGAAGTGTCAAACCTGCACGATTCTCGAGGATTTGCAATTTTTGAAAATATCACCAACTCTTGTGGATGGAGAGTATAAGGTATTTTTGAATTTGGGGGTCATGTTGCGTGTTTTAGGTTCGTGTCGTGGGGATTTGCCCGGTAAAGGAGATCTCCATCAGCGTGCTCGTATTTATATTAGTGACGTTGTTAAGTCGTTTAAACATGCCGGAGATCATGTGATCACGGAGACACTGAGACGCTGGATAGTGAGCGAGAGTCTTGGTGTGGTTGAAGAGCGCCTATTAGGCGAGTCCAAATTTGTAATTCCAGTTGAGGCTTTATCTCGCCGGTACAAATTGAGCGTGTCAGATGTGCAGAACCTGGCCGACTCGATCGCCTGCGCCCAGTTCGGAGATGCTGTAAACTCTCCAGCTATCGATCGCATATTTGAGTTAGATTATGGGTATCCATCACTGCTATCGATAGATGTAAACCCAAGTCCTAGCATAATTCACTAGGCCGCCCGGTTTATGGGTGTATAGCGCGGATGACATATAATGTCATCTGGCGGCGGAATTAGCCTATCCGTGTCCCGTGACCACCGTTTCGCGGTGGGAGGAC